TTTAAATTCTCTTATTATAGAGTATTTAAACCATTTATTTGAATTTTACCATAAAATTCTGAACGTACCATTTTCTTAGCATAACGAGTTAACAGACCTTTTCTTGGTGTGAAAGTATCTGGATCGTATACTAATGGAGTCATAATTAATGGAATATATGGAGCAAATACAGCACCACTTTCTAAGAACTGAGTTCCTCTAAATCCTAATAAGATTTGGTTTTCAGTCATGTAAGGGTTTTTGTATACTTTGATTTTTCCACCACCTAAAGCTCCTACTTTTTGTACACCAAAAGCGTAGTTAGCTTTATCTACTTGACCATCTACGTCTCCTGCAAATCCAGGAATTGATTCGATGATTGTAGATACTGCTGGAGATAATACCATAAAGTTAGCACCACCTCTTAAGGTTCTTTGGTGAATTATGTTCGATAATTTTTGGATTTTAGTTCCTAAAGTTTGGAACCATTGTCCTTGTGAATTATAGAAACCTAAATCTGAGATAGTTCCATCTCCACCTCCGGTAATTGATCTATTATTTACAGCAGACCATACTTCAGTTCCTGCAGAAGCATTTTCCATTAACATATCTAAGATTTCTAAATCGATTTCTAATGAAATATATTCAGATAAAATAGAAGTTAATTCAGCTTCAGCATCCAAGTTTTGGTATGCATTAAGATCTTGTGCGAACTCAGGAGTCCATACAGCCTTTAACTTTCTTGTTTTAGCAACGATTGCAGATGATTTCATCTGTACGTTGATTTCTGGAATGGTAATATTTTGGTTAGCAGCGTTTAATGCTGTGTTACCATCTTCAAAGTCTCCTCTGTTTTTATCAGTAGGTTGTAATTGGTAAGTTACATCGATATTTCCACCTGCTGTTATACTTGCTTCAGGTACAATAAAGTAGATGTTTGTAGCATCTTCTTTTGTAAATGCTGGTAAGTTAACTGGTGTTGCAGATCCTGATGTTACAGAGAAACCTCTAATACCATCCTCATCTAATCCTGGTAATTCAGTTTTAGGAACTGTAAATTTAATTAATTCACCTGCTACTGCAGAAGCTGAATAAACTGAATCAAAGTTTGCATCTGACCAAGTAGCAGAAGCTGAAGTATGTGTTACAGCAACTGAGGCAGTGTTGTTGATTGAGTAACCAAATCTTCCTGCACCGTATAAACCACCTTCAGTTCCGTTTGAAGCAAAACCTTCTACGTCACCATATAATGATTTTCCTGCTGAGAATGGAGCTTTATCGTTACCATATTGGAAATCTAAGTAAAATACTAGACCTGATGGTAAGTTCATTGGTTGAACTGATACGAATTCTTGGGCTGCTATTTGACCAAATACTTTACGTACTAATGGTAAAGCTACACCGGCCCATTGTTCACCTTGTCCTGCAGTAAATGTACCAGCTGAACCAGCACCACCACCTGTTTGAGATGACTCAACTACTAATTGCTTAGCTTGGTTCTCTAACATAAGACCCATATTTGTCTTATTGGTACCTTTTAGTCCCTCTAAAAGTCCTGTTTTTTCCCACTTTCCAGCTAATCTGGCTGCATCACTCTGTACTGAGTGGTATGGGTTTGCACTTTCTAATAATGATTGTAAACTCATTGTGTTTGTTTTTATTTTATTATTTTATAATACCTGCTAGTTTCTGCATTCTTAAAAAAGAAGCATTTTCTATAATAGGCTGTTTTTTATTTGTAGGAATAGAACCTACCATTTTAGAAGCTCTACCTTTTACTTCATTAATTCTAGTAGCACCTATGGTTTTAGATGATATACCTTCATTTAATGTTTCATAAACGATTTTAGCTTCTTTTACTGTTGATACTTTATCAAAAGCTTTTAACACTTTAATTTTCTTAGCCTCTGTTAAGTTTTTGGCTTTAAAAATCTTATTAGTGTAAAGTAATTTAGCATTTAATAAATTAACTTCTTGAAGTTCTTTTTTAAGTTCTGCAACTTCTTCAAGTTCATCTTTTACTGAGGTTGTTTCATCTAAGTCTTCAACTTCTTCCATGATTTCTTCTTCAGTTTCATCTTCCATGTCTATATCCATTTCACCATCGATATCCAACTCTTCGTCTTCTTCTTCTGATTCTATTTCATCTCCAGGTTCTAATTCTCCAGCTTCAACCATGTCTTTAATTACATCTTCGATGAAAGATTTAAGATCATCTTCAGTCATGTCTTCTAAATCAACTTCTTCTTCTTCTGTTTCTTCGTCTTCAACTTCTTCGTCTTCAGCTTCATCAGCTTCTTCCTCGTCTACCTCGTTTACTTCTTCAGAATCATCTATATCTTCAGATTCGTTTACTTCAGTTTTTTCTTCGTCTCCCTCTAGTTCAGCTAATAGTTCGTCAAGATCTAATTCTTCATCAATTTCATCTTCCTCTTGGATAGTAGTTTGTCCTACTTTTCTTGGGGTAGCGTCTATTGATTCTCCATTTTTCTTGTCAAAACTAGGAGCATCCATTTCTTCAAGCTCTTCTTCTTCATCGTCTCTATCCATTTCTTCTAACTTAGCAGAAAGCATAGATTTTAAATGAGGTGTAAAGGCTTCTTCTAAAGCAGCTTTAGCGTTTGCAATGGCAGTTTCTTTTACAGCTTTAGCATCGGCAATTGCTTCTTTTAACAAATCTCTGTTTGTTGGCATAATCGCAAAATTTTTTTGTTTGTGAAATACGGTTATTAAGGAACCGCAATAGGAATTATTTTTATTCTCACATCATATAAGGAATGATGTATTGTGATTATACATATGTAGGAATATTTCAAAAATAAGAAACCCCTACATTTCTGTAGGGGTCGGTCAAAGGATACTATCCTAAGAGGGGTTATAGTATATTTAATTAAATAAGTTAAAGAGAATTAATTAAATTAATCAATTCTAATAAATTATCCATTATTTCTTTTTCTTTATATTTATTGGGTTCGATTGACATTAAATAATTTTGAGACATCCAATCATCTATAGTTTCTTTATATATTTTACGTAAACCTAATAGTATTTCTTTATCTAAATTTTTATTATTTCTTAATTCTACAATTTTAGAATCTATGTAATTAAGTAAATCTAGGATAGATTCATTGTCTTCATTTAACACCATATCCTTTTTTTAATAAAAGAAATTTAAAATCCTTAATATTTTGATTTAGGTTTTTAGAATATTGTTTATACCACATTTGTGCATTATATTCTTCTTCAGTAATTAATCCTGCAAGTTTTTGCATATGGAGGTATTCTTCAACCATGTTGTTATCTTTTAGGTTGATATCTTGGAAGTCCTTCTTTAATTTTTTCTAATTGTTTATAACTAGAAGTAAATAATCTTTTTAAAGAAGAATTAGTTTTATAATATTCACTAAAAAATTTAAGTAAATCTACTAAAGTATCATCTTTTAAAACTTGGTTTAATTCTTCTTTTTTTCTCTTATGAGTAATAGGATTATCTTCCTTAAGTAGTTTTCCTTCAGCTAAGTATTTTTTTAAATCGAAATTGTCCATTGTTTTTGTTTTTGTTTTTGTTTTTGTTTTTGTTATATTAAAGAACATGAACCTTTTGAACAAAGGATCTCATATATTATATTATTTACTTTTGTGTAATCGTAGGTTTTAATATGTTTCCCTTCGGTTAATTTAGTCATATAGGAACCTGGGTTTGAGGGTGTGGAAACGAAATCCCAACATAGTAATTCAAAATCATCTTGGACTTCCATCACGTTTCCATTTTCTTCTAATGAACCCATACCACGTGAAGAAACACCTACTGTTACTCCTGCTTTAATAAGTTCTTTAAGAATATTTCCTGAAGGGGTAGGTAATATTTCTATTTTACCCATTACATTATCTCCATCCCACCAATGTTCTGTTATTAAGTGAGAAACATTTTTTAAGTTAATTACTTGAGATTCAGGGTGGTCTAACTCACCCATTGCACGTCTTTGTTGGATAGATTCAGCATATTTATCCATTTCACGTTCCCATAAATCTCTAGAATAATAGCGACCATTACCATTTTTAACTTCGGCAGTAGCTAGAATACCAGAAACTATTAAGTTACCATTCTCCTTGTTAACATTTTCAGTTAACATAGAGTTTATGGGTTTAAAATGATTAGTTTCTATTAATAATTTTTTCATTATCTATTTTCTAAATAAGCATTAAAATCATCCAATAAGTCTTCTAAACTTAAATCAGTATAACCTTCAGGTTCAAAGTAACTTTCAGTATCAATAACGTAATCATCTATTTCTTCAGGAGAACCTAATGATTTAGAAGTTAAAATTGATTTTAAAAGGTTAGTATTTAGACCTCCATTACTATTTGTAAAGGTAAATGGACCATTATCTTCTGTTATTGAATTTTCATTAACTCCCCCATCTACAACTTCGGTTTTAGTATAAGATTTACCACACATTTTTTCGTATAGTTTTTCCATNTTCATCTTTCTTTTCTCTAAGAGTTTTATTTCTCTTTCCATNCCTTTGATGGCTTTTTTATCTACTAATTCTGCTAGATTTTCATCTTCAGAAATCATGGATAAACGTTGAGTTTTAGATTCAATCATTTCAGAGATGGTTTCAATTTTAGCTTCTAAGGCAACAATTTGACTTTGTTTGTCTATGTCTGCTAACTTTGAATCTACAGAGTCTTTTTTGGGTTTTTTAGCTTCTGTTATATTTCTTTTATTTTCCTTTTTAAGGAAGTTTTTCCAAGTGTCGTTCATTTTATTTTCATTTTTAAGTAAAGCCTCTTTAACCATTTTCTTTAACTTATCTGAGTATCCTGATTCTTTATGTTTTCCTGATACTTCTTCCATTTCTGGTTCTTCATATCCTATCCCGTCAACACCAAAAGCAGCATTTTTAAGGTAATATTGACCATCTTTTTCTAGGTTTTTAGAAACTATTTTGCGAATTTCTTCTAAATCTTTATCAGGATTTTGTTTTGCCTCAAAATAAATACCATTAAGTACTTCTTGACCTATTTGGTTATCTAAGTTTGATTTGTCTTCAGAATCGAATGAGTTAGAGTTATTATCTTCAACTTCTTTAGTAGTTTTTTTCTCTACGGCTTTATTTTCTTTAACTAATTTTGAATTTAATTCTTTTGCTTTATTTTCAGCTTCTTCTCTATTTTTAAACCTATAAGTCCCTGTTATACTCTTATTAGTAGTTTTTGAACCAGATCTAACTTCATTTTTACCTGTATCTCTATTTTTGACCAGATAATATATTTGGGAGGATTCAGATAAGAAATTAGCAAACTTAAGTTCAAAATTTTGTTTTGGAGAAGCTCCCATTTGATTTATAGGTTGCAAGTCAACATAATTTTCTGTAATAACACCTCTCCTTTTCAAAGCACTTGATGCTTCATTAAAACCCATTGGGTTGGTTAGGATGTTAGGAAATTGTTTTTTGGCTTCAGTAAGAAAGATATGTTTAGATCCTTTTCCTTTTTTGATTAAATTATATTGTTCTTGAATTGTTTTCATTTTATTATTTTAGTAATGTTTCTATATCGTTAAAGTACTCAGTGATTAAATCAGTTCCTACTACTACTTCATAACTATCAGGATTTTCTCTATAATATCGATTTGTTTTGAGTTTTCCTTGTCTTAATAATTTTTTTATATTTTCTAAACGTAGTTCTAAATTATCAAATACTTCAATTCTAGATTTCTGCCATTTATCTTTTTCATCTACTTCTTCTTTAATTTCTTTTTGTTTTTTAGGAAGTTTAAAAGCATATTTAGTTAAATACCCACCAGCTCCTCCTGATGTAGACGTTTCATCGATTTCTTGACTGTCCAACCATTGTTTAAAATCAACGATGAAATCTTGAGAATATTCAAAATCAATGTTATTTTCTTTACAATGTTTTATATAATTATCTATTTGGTCGGGGGTACCATATTTTTCTAAAATACTAATAATTTCCCCCCAATCATCCCCTAAGGACATATGGTGAGATAAATTATTTTCTTTAAGTTTGTATTTATATTTCATTAGAAATTTTTATTTCATTTACTAATTCATAATATTGTAATAAATCAACTAAGTTATCAGTATTGATTTTAGTATTTTTAGAAATTTCAGTTAACATTTTTGATATTTCTATTACTTTAATTTTAACTGAGTTGTTTTTTATTTTTTTAGATTCTTCAATCAATGAAGATTTTAAATTTTTAATTTTAGTATTATAAAAGTTTCTTAAACCTGGGGTAGAATCTACAGAGTTTATAAATTCTTTTAGGATTTGTTTTTGGTCAGTTGATAAATTATCGTGTTTAGTGTTGAATTTTTCTAATAATACCTTATAAGTTAATATTCTTAAATCTTTATCATAACCTTGGAATTCCGTTAAAACATCTTCACTAAGATTTTTATCATCTATTTCTTGTTTAGTTAAATATTCTAAGAGGGTTATTTTGTTTTCTATGATTTGGTTTGAAGAGGGAGTAGTATTAGAATTATAACCTTCTATTAAGGTATATAAAGAAGCTAATTCTTTATAATTTTTAATTTTAGAACCGAAAAATATGTCTATATCATAATGATTTTTAATCTCATTAATTAAATTATATTTTTGTTTTCTTAAAGAGGTACGATTAAAGTTTTTAGAGGATTCTAATATAGTACTAATAACCATATTAGCCCTCCCTTCATTTAACACTTTGGATTTTAAGATAGATTCGTATAATTTATATTCCCTACCTAGAGAGGTTTTTACAAAATATTTTTTTAAAATATCTATAGCGGGTGAATCTTCCCCTTTTAGAGTATCTGCTGTGATTTGACGTACTAATAGTTCAAAAAGAATACCAGTGTTTTTAAACTTGCTATGTCTTATTTTCATTAAAAATATATTTATTTATAAATATGGTAAAATTTTTACTGCTTTAATTGATTTTCGTCTAAAAGCGAACTCTCTTGGTTTTCTTGTTCAAAAATCAACATTTTTTTATTTAAATTTTTAAACATTGACTTGTTCTTTAAGAAAGAAATTTTAGAACTTTCTAAAGCTAGTCCCGATTTATTAGTATCTGTTCTTCCTGTGTTTGAATCATTTTTATCCGTATCCTTCATACGTTTAACACCTAATGGATCTTTTCCAAAATTACTGTTCTGGGTTCCATGTTTTGAAATAGAATCTTGTGGGCGACCCAAATCATTATCTGTGTTATAACCATCTGGTACATTTGCCGGGTCAGAAGAAGTTCTTCCTTTACCATATAGTGAGGCTAAATCGTGGGGTGTACCATAAGATTCACCGGTTTCAACAGGATCATTACCTTCATTTTCTATTTGAGCATTTCTAAATTTACGTTTAGAATCTTCACGAATCAAATCTCTATATTCATCATATTGGTCTTCTGATAAATGGAATATGTTATCATATATCCAATCTGTAGGAAGTAAATTGTTTTCTAGTAAAGATGTAGCTAATTCAGTTTTGGATTTCATTAATTCAATTTTCTCCTGTTCAAAGATAATTGAAGGGGTTTGCATGGATAATTCAAAATTGGTTAGAGCTTCATCTCTAAGTCCTTGAGAATATAGGTGAACTAAGGCTATTTTATTTAATTCAGACACTATTATTCTTTGTAATCTTTCTATTGTGCGAGCAAATCTGATGTCTTCGGCTGCTAGAGTGGCTTTACCCTCTATATTTTCATCATATCCTAAAAAGGCTTTAGGTATTTTAAGGGCAGCAAATAGTTTATCTCTTAAATATTCAACATCTTGAATACCATCATAATCTAAACCTTTAGTTGTATCAATACGAGTAGTTTGATCATTCCCACGAACCGGTATATAAAAATCCTCCATCATATTTTGCATATTATATTTCAAATTATAATCCCCTGTTTTATTGTCTTGGAGAGGGGTACGTTTCATTTTTGAAATAGTTTTTTGCATAAAAGCATCAACTTCATTTGGTGGTATTGATCCTACATTCATGTAAAAAATACGTTTTTCTGGGGCACGTGCTATTCTGTGGATTAACATGGCATCCTCCATTAAAGTATATTGTTTAAATAATTTACGTGCTGGTTCTATATAAGATCTTCCATAAGGTAAATAATTGGTATCTCCAATTAACCTAAAATGAGCCATTTCATAATTATCAAAATAAATACCATTAGCATTATCATGTTGGTGGGGTGTACTATACATCCCTGAACTTGGGTTTAACATACCATCAGGAGCGTATCTAAATCTTATTTCTGATGGGTTTTCAGGATTAAAACCCTCTTGTCTTTCTATGTGGTAAGCGGTATAAGGAATAACATTATAAACTCCATATTCTTCTGCAATTTCTAGTTTTAGAAAAAAATCACCATATTTTGACATTTGGCGAACCCAAGCCCACAAATTAAATTCAATATTTAAAACGTCATAAAATAAATTATAAAGTATTTTTTGTGTATTTTCATTAGAAGAACGTATTGATAATATCTCACCCATATCATTCTTCAAAGTAGATTCATCCGCAATAATATCTAAGGCAGAAGCAATAATTGCATCTTGATCCATTACATCATATTCTGAATATAATTGGGGTCTAAGATATTGATAATTAAAATTAAATTGGGCCCCATATAGTGAGGATGGGTTAGTGGAATATATTCTATTAAATCTGTCTACAAGAGAATTAGTTTGAAGGTCACCGTTGGATTGTATTTTATTACTATCCATTACTTTTATTTGATTACCTCCTACATTACGTATTATAATATCGGTTGAGAATAATCTTTTTAATCTAGGGAATAAACTTTTATTTGCCATGTCTTTATACTTTATTTAAATTTATAATAACCAACTTATATCTTCATCCCCGTGGTCTGTGGACATATGGTAGGGGTTGTCATGCCCTTGTGAAAAATATCCTCCTTGATATGAGGTTCTATTTACTGTTATATTATTTATTGCTTTTTTAGTTATATCTAATCCCCTTTGTCTCTGTATTAAAGCCGTATCCCGAATATACATCCCAATAGCAAAGGCCATAACTAAATCATCATTATATCCTGATTGAGCCTCGGCTTTACCATTATTCCACACGAAAACTCTCATTTCTTCGAATAACCTTCTTGAATGTATAGTTACTCCTTTATCAGACACATATTCTTGGAATTTACCTATAACTAAGGGACGTGTTCTAGTTGAATTTGTGAAACCTGCTACCATTTGGGAGTGGTCTTGGTATTTATCAAAATAGGACTCAGCTCGAGTAGTATCACCTTTAGGAGAATAATAAAGATTAGGATAGTTTCTATCAATTGCTACTTGTATAGTAGCCCATCCAATATTTGCATTTTCTATTACTAACAGGGCTTCATTGTATTCTGTAGCTAAACCTACTAAAAAATGACCAAATTCTTTAGTACTTAAATTTCCTTTATATTCTGCAACTTGTACATTATTTGCTATTTCTATTACTTGAGCAGTAGAATAATCTTTACCATCTCCTCTGGCAACATCCGCTATTACCATGTAGTCTCTACTATAATCTGCTGATTCCCATACCCATAAATTTCTATCTGCTCCTCTACGTTCTAAAGGATCTTTAATATAGGTTTTTTCATAATACTCTAAGTATTCTGGATAAAAAACCCCATCTCCTGAAGTGGTAAAATCACAATCACACTCTTGGGCAGCTAATCTAGGGTCTCCTAGAAGTCTATCTTGATCATCTCTCCATTCTTGATCACGTTCAGGGTGAACATACCAAGGTAATTTGATAGGTAAAAAGTTATTTTCTCCTTCTTCAGCAGTAACCCATGTTTTGTGAAACCAGTTACCAGTACCATAAGGTGTTGATAATACAATGGCTCCACCCCCAGTTGCTAGAGTTTGTTGTGCAGAGGCCCAAGTTTCTGCTATATTATCAATGAAGGCAGCTTCATCTATTATTAATAAAGAAACGGCTTCGGATCTTGCAGCATCTGAATTGGAGGATTTAGCATGTATTCTAGAACCATTGGCTAAACTTAATGATAACTTGTTTTTTTCTACGTGGTTTACTTTTAACCATGAGGGGAGGTTTTCCCACATAAATTTAACCTTTTCAACTAAATTTCTTGCAGTTGCCTGTGTTGTTGCTAAGGCTAATATGTTTTTATCCTTATGAAAAGTCATTAACCATAGGGAATAACCGGCAGTTAAGGTGGATATGCCTAATTGTCTAGATTTTAATATAGCGGTATAATCATGTTTTTGAAATAACGTTAAAACTTTTTCTTGAAATAGGTATAAATTGAACTGTATGCGACCCCTTTGGGGGTGCTGTATATAACAATACTTACGCATAAAATGTACTGGATCTTGAGCACATTTAAGGTATTCTTGACGTATTATTTTTTTTATATCTGACATTAATTTGATATGGATAATATAATTATTCCTACTAAGGTTATACCACTACCATATTGAAATATTTTAGTTTTTAGTTTTTGTTTTTTTAAATCTTGTTCTAACCTTAAGGATAGATTTTGTGATATTTCTAATTGTTTAGTTTTAGTTAAAAATAAAGATTTATTATTTAATATCTGGGAATTTAGGTTTAAAATTATACTATCTTTTAAAACTAATTTTTGATTTAAAATATTAATTTTATCCCCAAATAACTGTACTTTTTGTTTAGCACCATCCCCCTTGATAAGATCCTTAATTATTAGACGTACTATTGGTTCTTTGAATTGAATCGTAGTACTGTCTATAGCGGTCTGTGAAAAACTTTTTAAGTTGATTGTTATTAAAAGAATCCACAGAATTAATTTTGGAATTAATTTCATTTGTTAAATTTTTAATTTTAGTATCCTTTAAATACAACTTTTTATCTAAAAAATTTAATTTTATATTTAAAGTATCTACTTTAAAAGTTAACTCGTTATTTAAATTATGTAACGAGTCAACTTTATTTTCTAAATTCTGTATCTTTATATTATAGTCTTGGATATAATCTTCATTGGGTGGTTTTAAACTTGTAAAGATATAAACCCCTAATGTAATTATAAGTACCCAATATACAACCCTTTCTTTCAAAAACATTATTTTATATTCTTAACTGCAGCTTCTATTTCAGCTTTGGCTATATTCCAAGCAGCGTCATATTTTTCTTTGTCTTCTACTTTACCGTTTGGAGAGATAACACCCTCTTTTTTCATGTCATTAACAAAAGATTTTATCATCTTTCTTTTTTCTTGGGCTTGAAGGTCTTTTTTACCTTTTTTAATATACCCCATAGCTTGTTTAATATCTTTAGCTGATGGTTCATCTCCTTTTACAGTAGTTACACTTTTACTTAGTTTTGAAGAGGTTGTTCTGTTTTCTTTTTCTTTTTCTTCTTTTGATTTTGCAGGTCTTCCTACTCTACCAGTTGAAGATTTAGGTTTAGCAACTCTATTTGGGTCTGCTTTTCTACCTCTTTTTCCTATTTCTCTATCCCCTTTGACAGCCGAAATAAATTTACCAAGTTGGTTATCATATAATGAGCTATCACCTAATGCTGTTTTTACAGCGTTGTCGGCCTTAATTGCTTTTTTTAGGGGTAATGTTTCTAAATCTGGATTATCAGCAATAACTTTTTCGATTGCTGATTTTAAATCACCTGCGATTTTAGCCATTTCATTTAAATCCTCACTTTCGTCCACTGAATCTAAATCTAGATAATAATTTTCCATATCATCTTCGGAATCGAATCCTTGGTCTTCCCAACTCTCACCTTCATTAACTCCTTCCCAATCTTGGCTTCTTAATACCATCATAATGGCATTAACAGCGGATTGAGTGTCATAATCATATTTTTTTGCTATTCCCCCTACAAATCTATTAACCATTTTTGTTACTTCAGGGTTGACATTTTCATTTAACTCTACAGCTTTTTCATTTCCTTGCTCACCGTCACTATAACCATCTATGTACCCATCACCATATCCTTTCATATATTGTGGGTCTTTAGAATTTTCATTTAAACCTGCTTCTTCTTTGGCTTTACCCAACTCTCTAGTGGCCTTAGTTAAATCTTTTGTATCTTGGATGTCTTGTTGAGTATCTTCTACAGTAGAGGATAATTCATTTAAGATTTCATTTTTAATAAATTCTTTTAATTCAGTTTTTTTCATTATATAATGTTATAATTAGATTTTGTTATAAATATGTTAAGGCTGAATAAAATGTAATATTTGTGATATACGTTCCTCTGTTGTACCTTGAATTAAATGGACTTTATTAGTTAAGAAAGAATATTTTTCTAGAATACTTTGGATTGTGAAATCTATTTCTTCTCTATATTGTGGGTCTGTAGTTCTTACCCCATTATTTTCTATTTCAATATTTTCAAAGGGGATGTAAAAAATATAATCATATTCTCCCATAAACCTACAAGAATAATCTAAAAAACTAATCTTATCGTTCATATTAATAGATTTTGCTAAATTGGTAAATGCCATTACGTCTACCACAGTACGATCTGTAATAAGATTTTCGTTTATTAACTCGGAACACCTTTCAGCTAAAAATATAGTTTGTCCCTTTAAAGTGGAATCTGTATTTAAAGGGATACCTAAATCTCTTAAATATTTACTTCTTTCAGTTGCAAATTTATAGTTTTTGAATTGCTCTATATCTTTTAAGGCATTAACTAAAGTGGTTTTCCCAACCGACATAGTTCCAGTAATTCCTATACGCATAATTTAAATTTTTATCTTTAATTTAATATAATAACAATTAATCTAATAACCTAGCAATTTTTTTAATTTCTATAATCGGATAGATCGTTTTTCATTGATTGGTTTTTGTAGAAGGGAATTCCCTCTCTTTGACTCCTCATTTCTTTCCATTCATCCTTAGTTTTTTGGAAACCATATAAGTAATATTCAGATAATTTTTTGTTACCTTGAGGTATTAAGGCGGGTCCATCCCAATTATGTAATTTACCATCCCAGGAATAGGCAATAGTACCATCTTCAGGTTTAATTAATCTTCTACTTTGGGGAAATTTTTGTTTTTGTTCTCTCATATCTATAATATACGTAAATTATTTTAATTTTCCAAATATTTCCATTTAAACCCATAAGCAGTTTTTTGTCTACCTGAGGCACAATCTGCTATGGAATTACCAGATTTTTTTAAATATTTCCCGGCTTCAGTAGCACTAGGGAATTCATTAATTAATTCTCCCTTTATGGAATATTGTTGGATAATTTTTTTATTGGGGTTAGGGTAATTTTTAGGAATTCCTCGTAAAGAATCTCCTATTTTACTAGCCCATGTTATTTTTCTCCCTTTATTAGCTTTACTTATTTTTCCACACCATTCCTTAGTTTTAGGACGTTTAGTACCTATTTGCCCTAAACTTTGTTTTTGTTTAACTTCATAGGTATATGAATATGAAGTACCACCTTCAGAATATTGGGTTTGATTAACTAACTCAATACCACAATTTCTATACTCTTTAATGAGTTGATGTTCGTATTTTATAGCTTCTTTTTCATCTTTAAAATATTCTAATATTTCAATTTTAAATCCTACTTTATTCACTACATTATTCCATCCTTTATTATTGCGTTTTTTCCTCCAGGCTCTATCTTTACACCCCTTCCCAATGTAGAAAGGGGTATTATTATCTTTTCTTAGATGTTGATAGACATAAAACATATATTTTTATTATAAATATATTAAAACCCCAGAAATAACATACTTATTAGTAATTATTTTAATAAACTCTCTACAGCATATATTCCCTGACTTCCACTTACTGTTATACCACGAGCCGATAATGCATCTCCTACAAAGTGAACGTTTGGATACCTAGTTAAAGATAGGTTAGAATAATTTACTTTTACTTCTTCATTTAAATATTTTACTTCTGGTATATATACTCCCCAATCGTCCATAAGTGTTGGAAATACTTTTTTCATGTCCTTAATGAAATTAAGAATATATGGAAAATAAGGTGACATAGCCTTTGATATTTCATGTAAACGATCTACTTGAATTGATGATACTTCGATTCCTTCAGATGTTTGAGATGGTTTACGTGATGGACTATAATATAAACCTGTACCATCAATTTGTAATTTTTTAACTACATCTCTTGACCATTCAAATGGTTTATCTATACCTTGTACTTCCATTAAAATACCAAAGTTTGTCATATCATTTCTAAACGCTTCATCTTTTTTAGCGTGTCCATTATATGAATGATCACCATACGTTTCTTCTACAGCAACATATGCTGCGTTATTGTTTGTACAGAATGAACGTAAAGATACACCTTTATCTTCGTATTTTCTGTATAATTTGAAATCGTAAGATACATCGATTAATTTCTGGAAGTGTTTTTGAGGTGCCTCAAAACGTACACCTATTTGTACTGGTTTAGGTTCAGTTGGTAAGTCGTATTTTTCAGATAATTGTTTACCAAAATCAATACCTGATTTACCTACACCAAAAATAAGTTTATCGTAAGATAAAGGTTCTAGGTTTTTATCCATAGTTAGATAATTGTTTTCAAAATCAATATCTATTACTTTAGTCTCCCAAATAAATTCAACACCATTTTCAACTAAAAAGTCATACCAATTTTTACCTATTTCATGTAAATAATCTGTACCAACGTGCCATACAGGAAATAATCTTAAACCAAAATATGGTTTAATAAAATCTGGTTCTGCTACTGGGTTTGAACATTGTACTTCCTCTGGTTTAGGGTGGAAACGTTTAAAGTTTTCTATTACCTGGTCCATTAATTCCATGGCCTTATCTTCACCACAATATTTAGATAATTGGCCACCAATTGATGTATGGTATGTTAATTTGCCATCCGACCAACCTCCTGCCCCTAGGAAACCTTCCATTACCTCACTATATTTTCTTTCGTATGGGTTTTTCCCCATATCAATAATAGTGATTTTACCATCAAAGTTATTGTCTACTAATTTTGTAGCGGCGTTTACACCTGCTACTCCTGCTCCTACAATTACAATGTTTTT